GAGGAAAGGCTCCAATCCTTTGGCCAAGGGCTGGCCAAGCAGCGCGATGAGTGGGTGCGCGACCGGGCAGCCTTTGGCGTTGACAAGCGCTGGACTGAAGATCAGGACCAGTACGACGGCAAGGACAACATCAACAAGGCGGCCAGCCAGATGATGACCAGCGTCGAGCAGGGATACCCGGTGACCACCCAAGGCGCCAGGCCCACCCGCTCGACTGTCTACATTGGCCTGACCCGCCAAAAAACCAACGCGGCCGAAGCGCGCCTGTCGGACATCTTGTTGCCGACCGACGACCGCAATTGGGGCATTGAGCCCACCCCCGTCCCCCACCTGACGCGCATGGCCAAGGACCAAACAATGGCCGTCGATCCAAGGACTGGCCAACCGGTCGTCGACCAACAGGGCAACCCGGCCAGCAAGCGAGACGTGGCGCGGTCTTTAATGGAGGACGCACGCCAGCGGGCGGAGGCCATGCAACGCGTCATGGAAGACCAATTGACCGAGTGCGACTACAACAGCGAAGTGCGTCGGGTAATCCATGACACCGCGGTGCTGGGCACCGGAGTAATCAAAGGGCCGGTGGTGACAAACCGCACCCGCAAAGCCTGGCAGCCTTACACCGACGCCAATGGCGAAATGGTCCATATGCTGTCCCTGGTTGAAGAGCAGGACCCGGCGTCGTACCGGATCGACCCCCGCAATGTCTGGCCAGACCCAGGTTGCGGCGAGCGTATCCACGACGGCAAAGGCATCTACGAGCGCGAGCAGCTCACGAGCAAGCAGGTCAGGGAGTTGGCCAAGCAGCCGGGGTATCTAAAAGCGCAGTTGCGTAAGGTGCTTGAAGAGGGGCCTAAACGGTCGGCAGCCTTTCAGGAAATGAAGGATGAGGACCAGCGCGACGTGTCCCGCGACGTGTTTGAGAAGTGGGAGTACTGGGGGGAGATTGACAAAGAAGACCTAAAAGCTGCTGGCCACGAGATGGACGAGGACGACGATGAGTTGCACTCGATCAATGCGTGTGTGGTGTTCATCAACTCGACGGTCGTCAAGGTGTATATGAACCCCCTGGAAGATGGGGCGCTGCCCTATGACTTCTATGTCTGGGAAAAGATTGCCGGCAGTTGCTGGGGCTATGGCATCCCATACCTGATGCGCAGCCAGCAGAAGGTGCTCAACAGTGCCTGGAGAATGATGATGGACAACGCGGGCATTACAGCTCGCGGACAGGTCATCATAAAACCTGGCGTCGTGCAGCCAGCAGACAAGCAGTGGCAACTCAGTGCCGGCAAAATATGGTTTGCAACGGACGACCTTGACGACGTGCGCAAGGCGTTCACCGCGGTCGAGTTCAACAGCCATCAGCCTGAGCTGGCAGCCATTATCAAGATGGCCATGGAGCTGGCCGACCAGGAGTCTGGTGTGCCGACGTTGACCCAGGGCGAGAAGGGCGCAGCGCCCGACACGGTTGGCGGCATGCAAATGCTGATGAACAGCGCCAACGTGGTGCTGCGTCGCCTGGTCAAACAGTTTGACGACATGGTCACACGCCCGCACATCCGTCGTTATTACGACTACAACATGATGTACAACGACGAAGAGTCCATCAAGGGCGACTACAGCATCGACGCACGAGGCAGTTCAGCCCTGCTGGTGCGTGACATCCAAAACCAAGCGTTCTTAAATCTGCTGGCAGCAGGGGCAAACCCCGTCTATGGCGTCTACCTGGACACCGAGAAGCTGTTTAAGAAAGCATTGCAAGCGCAGCACATTGACCCGGCTGAAGTCTGTAAACCGGAAGATGAGATCGAGCGGATCAAAGAACAGCAGGCCCAGCCTCAACAGCCAGAGCAGGCAGACCCGCGCATCCAGGCCGCGCAAATCCGCGCGCAGTCCGACATGCAAAAGTTGCAGGCGCAAAACCAAGGCGACATGGCCGAGCTCAATACCCGCCTGGCCATCAAGCAGGCCGACGTTGCCGCGCGCCGTGAGGAGCTGCAAGTCACGCGTGAGATTGAGATGCTCAAGATGGCCAACGTACAAAACCTGTCCCTGGACCAAATCAAAGCCAAGCTGGCCGATACAGCGCTGAGAGAACGAGGCAAGAAGGAGCTCTTTGCTGCTGAGCAGCGTCTTAAACTCGTAGCCGGATCGGGTATCTGAAATGGCCAACCCGTACCAGCTTGACCTAGCGGACTACCAGTCTGCGCTAGAACAGTTTGCCCGCCCGGCACGCATCTACAAAAAAGATGCAAACGCATATAACACGGCGCTGACTGATTACCAGGGGAAAGTCAAAGGGTACAACGCCACGGCCACGGCGTTTAACGACACGTTTTACCGAGACCCGTCTGGCGCCCAGGCAGGAATGGTTGGTGGCCAGTGGACCGGAAACGCGCCAGCAAATAAGGTGGGCTACGGGTTGTACACAGACCCCACAAATACCGGGCAGCAGTTTTTGCGCAAGCCAGATGCCGGTGGTGAAAAGGTGTCAGGGGTGCTTAGTACAGCACCACCGGTCACTATGTACTTTACCGGCGCGCTTTCTAGAGAACCAGAACCGTCCCCGCGCATGGTGAATATCCCTGGAGTTGGTTCAATACCTATTGATTCGCTTGCCAGTAGCGGATACGTAATACCTGACCTAACTGGCGTAAATGATGGCCAAAAAATTGTTCTTCAAAAGGCAAATTTTTCAGCTGCGCCAGTGTCCCCTGGCGAGTTCACACAAAAAACACCGGTTGCCCCCGTGGCGCCGGTCGCACCTGAAGGTACTTTGAGTCAGATGCAAGGCGGTCCATCCGCATCCCAAGCCCTGTCCGCCAACGAGCGTGGCGGTCTCATCAGCGACGTCATTCAAGGTCGCGGTGTTCGATAAACCCAAGGAGTAAAAAATGGCCACAGTAAACACCAGCGTCAATCGGGATTTGGTTCCGGGCGCAATTATCCTCACGTATGCGTTGACCAATGCCGACAGCGGCAGCGCGTTCCCACTGGGCTATTCAGCCGACCTGACGGTGCAAGTCACCGGCACATTTGGCAGCTCAACCGTATTGCTTGAAGGCTCAAACGACGGGACCACCTGGTTTACGTTGACCAAGCGGGGCACGACCACCGCGGCCAGTTTTACTGCAGCCGGTGGCGCCATGGCCAATGAAAACCCCGCGTTCATTCGCACAAGCTCCAGTGGTGGCACGGGTGCTACCACCAGCGCCACGGTTTGCATTACTCCGCGTTACGCCAAAGGAATGTACTAAATGAGCAAGGCTGGCGAATACGCAGCGCACCTCTTCCTGGCGCGCGAGCTTGCGCACCGCGAGCACCTGCGCGTGACGGGCCCCGGCAGCTACGCGGCGCATGCCGGCGCGCTGGGGCCGTTCTACCTCAACGTGGTTGAGCTTGCCGACAAATTTGTTGAGGCTTACCAGGGCGAGTACCGCGAGATCATTGACATCCCCTTGATGGACAACCCCTACGCGGGCGACATTTTGGATGTGCTGGAAATGATCAAGGCATGGATTCAAGACAATCAAGACGCGATCACGGGGGAGAACCAACGGGCATTGAGCAACATCATTGACGAAACCGTCAACTTGTTCCAAAGCACGATTTACAAACTTGAGTTTTTGGAATGACCATGGATAACCAGCAACTGTTTAATGTTGTGGTGAGCCTTGCCGGGTTTATGGCAATCTGGATCATCAACAGTTTGACCCGGACCATTCAACGCCTGGAAGATAAGCTGGGTGACCTACCCCACAGCTACGTGCAAAAGGATGATTACCGGTCCGACATCCACGAGGTCAAGCAAATCTTGAAGCAAATCTTTGACAAGCTCGATGCAAAAGCGGACAAAGAATGATGGTCAATTGCTAGTCATTGCAATTAAAAACAAACGTTGCACATAAGTGCGCATCAAATAAAATTTTTCTTGGGGCCCGTGCGCCCACAGTTTTTAAAAGCCAGCGTGACCCGCTGGCTTTTGTGTTTTGTGAGTTTGAATCATTACAGGACTGAAAGACGCAATGAAAAGTAAACCTGGCTTGTACGCCAACATCAACGCAAAACAAGCTCGTATTTCCGCCGGTTCTGGCGAGAAGATGAACAAGCCTGGAACCAAAGCCGCGCCGTCTGCTGCTGATTTCAAGCAAGCGGCCAAGACCGCTCAAAAGCCAAATAAGTAATCTCGTTTGATTGATTTCCAAACACCGGGCTGGCACCAGATCAAACGCTGGGCCGAGGCGGAGCTTGCCAAAGCCCGGTTGAAAAACGACGCATTGACTCTACCCGTTGAAGAAACAGCGGCGCTGCGTGGAGAAATCAGATTGATCAAAAGAATTCTCGACTTGCCCAACCAGGCAACTCGAGGTGTAGCGGTTGAGCCGGACGCCTAGTCCCGCTTGACCTTTGTGAAAGAAGCCGCCCTTGGGCGGCTTTTATTTTTGGAGGGCCTCAAATGGAGGACTTGACTCAAGAGCAGATGCAAGATGCTTGGAATGAGGAGGCTGCAAAGCTCGACACCGACGATTCGTCCGCGTCCGAGCACCAAGCCGCTGCGCCAGAAGACCTGCCGCAGGAAACTGAATCCCAGACTGAAACATTAGCGCAAGAGCAGGACCCGTTTGCTGGATTGCCTGATGCTGTTCGTGCCCGTCTCAACGAGCTCGATGAACTCAGAGCCAATCAAACCCAACTGCTGCACCACGTAAAGACCGCCGAGGGTCGCGTGGCAGCGATGCAACGTGAGTTCCAGCAAGCGCGTCAAGCGGCGACCCAGGTCGAACCGCAAGCCGCGCCCAGCCAGGGACAAATGGCCGTCGCTGCCAGGAACCCGGAGAAGTGGGAGCAGCTCAAGCAAGATTTCCCCGAGTGGGCAGGCGCGATGGAAGAGTACGTCGCCTCCAAACTGGGCAATTTGCCGATGCCACAAAACATGGTCCAACCCCAACAGGTTATGGATTATGTGCAGCAGCAAATGTCCGCCATGGAAGGCAAGACGGTACGACGCATCGAAGAGGCGCGCATCGAGGGCAAGTACGAGAACTGGCGTGACTTAGTCAACACCCATGACTTTGCAAGCTGGCACTCCATACAAGCCCCCGAGGTTCGTTCTCTGGCCGACAGCCACTCGGCGCGGGACGCCATTCGCATGCTGGACTTGTTCCACGCATCGAAAACGCGCTCAGCTACGGACATCAAGCAAGAGCGGAACGCACGTCTTTCAGCCGCCGCGACCTCTCGACCTGGCCAGACACCGCCGCCCAAAACCGTGGACGACATGTCGCCAGGAGAGCTTTGGAACTACGAGGCTGCGAAGCGCGAGAAAACTCGAGCGCAACGCGGTTATTAAATCATTTCTTAAAAAGGACCTAGACCATGTCTATTCAAAATTACGGCACCGTTGCATCGCGAAACCTGATTCGCGCTGCACAAGGGATGCTTGAACACGCCCAGCCAATCACCGTTCTCGGCGACTTTGGCACCCAACGCGAAATGCCCATGAACTCGACCGACACCCTGGTGTTTCGTCGCACTCTTCCATTTGGCGCCTCCACTGCCGGCACAACGATTGAGAACACCTCACGTTACGTCGGCACCCCCAGCATCACCGCATCCAACTTTGTGTTGGCCGAAGGTGTGACGCCCAACTCCAACACGATCTCTTTCCAAGACGTGTCGGTAACCTTGCAGCAGTACGGTGTGCTGTTCAAGTACAGCTCAAAAGTCGAGAACTTGTACGAAGACGACATCCCTGGTGAGATGATCAAGTTGACCGGTGAGACTTTGGCCGAAGTAATGGAGATGATCCGTTATGGCGTGCTCAAAGCTGGCTCTACCGTGGTGTACGCCAACGGCTCCAGCCGCTCGGCGATCAACACTGCGATCAGCTTGAACTCGATCCGCAAAGCAGCCCGCACGTTGGAATCCAACCGTTGCCGCCGCGTGACCAGCCGCTTGGCTCCTGGCGTCAACTTTGGCACCCGTGCTGTGCAGCCCGCCTACGTGGTGTTTTGCCATACCGACGCCGTGTCTGACGTGCGCAATTTGCCTGGCTTCACCCGCGTGGAAGAGTACGGCTCATTCAAGCCCATCCATGACCGCGAAATCGGTGCATGTGAGGACTTCCGCTTCATCTCTTCGCCTTTGCTGACCAGCTTTGCGGCTGCCGGCGCCAGCGTAGGCTCAAGCGGCATGTTGTCTGTGGGCGCCTCTAACGTCGACGTGTACCCCTTCATCGTTATTGGTGAAGACGCATGGGGCCAGGTCGCATTGAAGGGCATGGCCGCAATTAAGCCTGTGGTGTTGAAAGCATCCCAGACCAACCACGCTAACCCGCTTGGCCAGTTTGGCTATGTGGGCGCTTCGACCTACTTTGCCACTGTGCGTTTGAACGACGCCTGGATGGCTCGTATCGAAGCCGGTGTGACCGCTCTGTAAGGAGATTAAACGTGTCTGAATCAATCAACATTCGCACCAATGCGATTCCGGACGACCTGACGGCTGCAGAACTCCAACTTTTGCTGACCTCAATGCTTACGGACCTTGCAGCGCTTCGCACCGCGTTAAACGCACACACCCATGGTGGCATTACGACCGGCTCCGGTACTTCCGGTGTCGCCAATGCCAGCACCATGGGCACTCTCAACACTGTTCAATAAGGAAATTCACCATGTCATACAACATCGA